CACTGCACAGCCCCGTTAGCGTTATTATCTACCTTGTAGCTATCTGTCCTCACGATTGCCGCTACACCATATTCGGGAGCATCGGTAATCTGTGATGACGTTACCCCTGCTCCGAAGTAGTAGACCTTATGCACTGGCAAATCCGCTAGTTTTGTCACGTTCGCCTGTATTACGGTCTGTCCACTGCCAGATTCGTAACCTATCTCGATGTTAGTTATTCCGCTCTTTAACTCACTAACGGCCTCCTCCATGCCGTCGACTTTTTCGACCGCTGCGTCAACCTTTTCCACCAGTTCGTCGAGGTTGTACCCATCGTACTGCCCTGCCCACTCGTCAGCGTTGAGTGCCTGGCCATTATTGACAGCAAAAATCTGCGACCTTAAAACCTGGTCGCCGCTCGTGATGATGAACTGCCCCAGAAGCGTTCCTGCGACGGCGATGGCGGGCTGATCCAGCTCAGCGTAAGCACCATAGACAGTGACGATACTTTCGTCTTCCTGTCCCATCTGAATTTCTTTTGCTTCGCCCGCAATCTGCGCTCCTACTTTATCGGGACGGATAATGATCAGCTTGACGGTTGCAGTGCTACCAATGTCGTAAGTGTTGCCTTGATATGTCAGCCTCGCAAAGACATACCGTGTGTTATCGTCGAGGGCGATAGATTTGATTGACGGTCGTGTTCCGTCATGGTCGTATACGTCCAGAACTATGTTTGTCTCTAACAGTTCTAATGCCATTTTCTACCTCCCTTCCATTAAAGCTTATAAGTTACGATATACGTCGTGCGGATGTAAGCGTTTCCGCCGTTATGCACCTGGATCAGCTTGCCTGTCGCGTTTTGACCTACACTGACGGTCACATTCGACGCCGCACTGATCGTCTTGATTCCGATTTCGCCATTTCCGGCAACACCGATCAGATAAATTCCTTTCATATCAGCCGTCGGGTTAGCCGAATTGACGATTAGCATGATAGTCCCCGCAGAGAATCTTTTGAAATCATATCCCCCCGCCGCTACCGACCATGTGTATGCTCGCACGATTCCCTCAGTCTTTTCCTCTTCTGCGGTGATTCTGGTCACTGCATCAGAGAGCGTGGTCTGCATCTCTTCAATCGATTCGGTCAGCGAGATCAGGCTGGGGATTCTTGTCACAGATTCGACATTGATTCCGTTGATGTTCACGCGATAGAGCGGGAACTCCACGAGCGCGTCCCCGTTCGCTATGGATCCGGAGGCGTATGCCGGCACGTCCGGAGAGCTCGCCGCGGGCGTCCCGGTGATGACCGCGAGCTGCATGTCCTCGACGGGCTTTACACTGCTGTTGTCTCGCGTGTATCGCGCCACGATCAGGTCGATGCGCTGCATTCCCTGGGCGCCGTTCTCAATCGCCATGGATTCGGTCGTGCCTCTCTCGACGGTCGCCGTGCATCCTTCCGCGATCAGGAGGCCGTCTGCGATCGTGATTTCATTCGCTGAGACGATCGTCGCCGCCATCTTGGACCCGACGTTCATGATGTGTACGCCGCTTCCCAGCAGCCCGATATTCATGTCCCGCTCCTGCTGGGACGTCACATGCGGCTCGTTCCGATAGCCTGTGATAATTTTCATATATTAAGCCTCCACATTAATGTCGTCTTCCAGCTTGTACTCTATCTGCCGGAAGCCGTCCTTCCATGTCACGATCTTCCCCGCGATCGGAGATGACATCGTCACGCCTGAAAGGTAGTCCCTGCCGCCTACGATGTCGCCGATCCCGATCTCGAGAGACGAGTCGACGGTCATGCCGAATTTATTCGTTCCCATCAGCTCCTCGAATTTCTTCCGCCCGGACTGTATCAGGTCGGGAAGCTCCCCGCCTGAATAATCATAGACGTCCGCGATCTCATCACGGCCGAAGTAGTGCTGCGTCGTTCCGATGTTCCCATTCTCATCCGCGTATAGATGATAGACCGTGCGGTTCTTGAGCTCTCCCTTACCGAGGCAAATGAGGTGATTGACGCCGGCGTTGTTTACCTCGACGGTGTAGTCCACCCTCATGTCAGAAGAAAGCTCTATCCTCTGCGAGTAGTCCACGATCGGGACGGCGGACACGACCACGGCCTTGAGCGCCTGATCATATCTCAGCTCCAGCCTGTATCCGCGCGACTTGAGGAGCTTCGTCAGCCCCTCTTCCAGAGTGCAGTATCTGTCGTACTGATACCCCGACACCGTCACGCCTGTGTCCTCTGTGACGCCTACAAAAAGCCCCGGAAGAGCCGCTTCCACACGCGACTTGACGATCGCGTTGAGCTCCCCGGAGTCTGTCGCGTAGTCCTGTCCTGCCGGCGGGCAGATGATCTTATTCTGCAGCATCCCGCGCCAGGTAAATCCTCCCCGGCAGATGATCCCTTCGGCCGTCTTTGTCTTCAAGCTCCCCACAACTCCGCCGTATTCCGTATCGGGGATATAGATCAGCGATCCATCCTCAATCAGCGGGTATTCATCGCGGGAGATCTTTATCTCGAAGCTGTTCTCCTCCCGGCCTACTTCAAAGTCGTAGCTCTTGAAATGGAGGAAGCCAAGCTCCGTCCCGGTGCTGTCCGCCAGTATCAACTCCTTCACGTCCGCACCTCCTGCCTCGGCTCACTGCGCTCCTCGAAGAGTGTCAGGTCAAAGCCAAATGTCCCCGGCCAGCTGATCCGCAGCGTCCCCGCGGGGAGCTTGTCGAAGACGGACTCCGATTTATTCCGCAGGTCGAAGGCGTTCTCCGTCCGGCCAGTTGCCAGTGTCTTGACGATCGTCCCCTTCTTGGAGTCGATCGTGATGCGCTCCGACTGCTCCAGCGTGTCGAGGATCTGGTAGCCGTGTCCGTTGATCAGTATCCGCGGATCCGTGCAGGGCCCGAAAATCGTCATAAGAAAATCCGATTCGAAGGGGATCTCTGTCGGCCACGATACCGCCCCGGAGACACCGGAAAAATAGTCGTAAGGATAGTCGTAAGGGTAGTCGAGGAAGGCTTCCTGCGTGTCTCCTGCGCGGGAATAGAAGTGCCGCGTCTTCTCCCGGATCCAGAAGGAACGCGGACAGTAAAACGACACCTTGTTGTCTACCAAAAAATTACTGTCGTCCGGATCGGTCTCGCTCTCGCTCGCGAAACACTCGATATAGTAATCATTCCAGATAAGCCTCCCCGGAGTGACGTTTCGCATGTCCAGCTCGAAGTCGTCGTGCATCTGGTCGAGCAGCGCCAGCTTTTCCTCGTCCGTGCCGAACAGCGTGAGCGTAGCCTCGTAGGTCGCCGCGTCCTTGGTAAAGGACGTGACGCGCTCTCCGTACTGGAGCGCCACCGCGCTCGGATCGTACTTCCAGGCGTGGAAGCTGGCGCCCCGGCGTGTCCGCAGCGTCTCGCTCCGGAGGTTGTATTCTCTGCCGCTCGAGGCGACGTATTTAAGATTTACTCCGCTCATACCTTCACCCCGTGCTCTCTCAGGAGCCTTGCAAACTCTCGGCCATCGATGCTGAAGGACATCCGGCTAAGAGCTTCAATAAGCGCCGTATACATCGCGGCCGCCTGACGGTCATGCGACCGCTCGATCCTGTCGGCCAGTTCCTCCAGTTTCTTCCAAAATTCCGTGAGCGGTACGACCGCCTCAGATCCTGCCTCGCCGACACCGATGACGGAAGGCGCGTCGAAGACACCGCCCTCTGCGTACCAGTCAATGCCAAAATGCGGGACGCTCGGAGGATTCAGCGAAAATTCTCCGCTGATGTACGGATGCGGGAGCTTAAGATCCGGAAGGCTCCACGAGAAGTTGAAGAAGCCCTTTATAGCTTCGATCGCGGACCGCACCTTTTCCTTAGCCGCCTCGATCTTCTCCTGTATCTTGTTCTTGATCTCGTCAAACTTAGATGTCACGTCTGACTTGAGGTTACTGACCGTATTAGAGACGCTGCTCTTAAGATTATTCCAGGCCGTTACAACCTTCTCTTTAAGCGTGTTCGCCCACTGGCAGATCGTGTCCCAGTTTTGGTAAAGAGCCACACCGATGGCGATCAGTGCCGTGATGATGGCGATCGCGATTCCGATCGGACCTGTCAGCGCTCCGATGACTACACTCATCACGCCGCCGGCTGCGGAGGCCGCGCCGAAGATCGTAACAAGTGATCCTATCACGCCGATGATCGATCCGACGATGCTCAGCACAGGGCCGAGCGCCGCGATCAGTCCGACCGCGGTCAGGATCATTCCTTTCTGTTTCTCGTCGAGCCCCGCCCACCAGGTGCTGAGAGCGGACACGCCTTCGGATACTCTGCCGAGGATGTCGACGATCGCCGGACCAAGGTCCGTCACCAGCTGCGCCCCGGTGTCCTTGAGCGTGTTGATGATCGGCGTCATCTGGTCGAGCGGATCCTGGATGCCGTCAAATGTCTCTTCGGTCGTTCCCTCGAGATCTCCCATCGCATAGCCGAGGTCCTCGAGTGACAGACGGCCGTCACGGCACGCATCCGCGATCGCCGGGCCGGCTTTGTTGCCGAACAGTTCCATCGCGATCTGGGATGCTTCCGCGTCAGATCCGGCATTCACGATCTGCTCCTGCAAGTCTGCGAAGGCTTCCGCGGAGCTCTTGCCTTCCTTGGCGCTGTTCTGCATGGCCTTCTTGAGGCCTCCGAGCATGGAGGACGTGTCGATACCATTCTTCTCACAGTTGGCCAGAAGGTCGACGGATTCGTCCAGGGACAGGCCCATGTCGTCGAGCGCCGACTTATTCTGCATCAGCTGCTGAGAGAGTGTATCGACCGACGCACCGCTCTCCTGTCCTGCTTTTGTGAGCAGATCGAGCATGAGGCCCGCGTCTTCTGTCTCCACACCCCATGCAGCCATCATGGACTGCACATTATCGATGGACGAGGAGACGTCCGTGTCGTTGACTTCCGCGAATTTTATAAACTTCTCCGACAGGTCCTGCAGCGCGTCACCGGTCAGCCCGAAACGGGTATTGACCTCGCCGACCGCAGTGCCCGCCGTGGCGAAGTCCGTCGGCATGCTCTTGGCGATGTCCCTCGCCCTGTTCTGCATGTCCTCGAGGGCTTCCCCGGAGGCTCCTGTCTTCTTTGTCACGATGTCGAGGCCTTCGTCGACTTCCTTCCAGGCGACCACAGCTGCGGCGCCTACGCCCACGATCGGAGCGGTCAAGGACTTGGTCATCTTGTCGCCGACGCTCTTGGTCTTGCCGCCGATGTCCTTGAGCTTGTCGCCCCATTCCTTGAGTTGGGCGGAATGGCTCTCGATCTGCTTCGTGACGTCCTCGAGGGCCTTCTCGTATTTGTTGAGAGATCCTTTGCAGTTGTTGATCTCTGCTTTCTTCTTAGCGATCGCGGCCTCGTCGCGATTTTCCGCTTTCTCCATCTGCTCCAGCTCTGCCCGGAGGATCTGCTCTTTTTTGGCATACTCCTCCGTCATCTTCGCGAGATATTTCTGCCTATCTTCCAGCTTCTTGGTCGCAGATGTGTTTTTGTCATATTGGGACTGGGCGAGCTTTAGCTCAGAGTAGGCCTCTTTGGTCGCTGCAGACACGCCTTTCATCGCGGACTTAAAATCTTCCGCGCCCTGCGCTGTAAGTATCAGCCCAGCTTCCTGTAGATTGTTAGCTGCCATACTCCTCTCCCCAGAATTGCTTGTACGATTTACCGGCGCCCTGTGCGATCCATCGCTGGACCTTCAGGGCCTGTACGTCCTGCTTAAAGACATCGCTTAACAGATCTCTCAGGCCTCCGATCCGGAGGCCCGTGTCGATCATTTGATCAACGTCATGGCAGATCCGATAGAGCCGCGCGATACTCCCGTCTTCTCCAGCAAGCGCTGCGCCTGCGTAAAAAAATCGGCGAATCCCTCGCGTGTGACATACTGGACGAGCAGGCCCAGATAGTCGTTGGCGTCCATGTTCCGGACGAAGTCGACGTCCTTATCGATCCCCATGGCGAGCAGCTTGTTGACCTCATCCTCGCATCCGCTGATGTTGCTGATCAGAATGTCGAGGACCTGCCAGATCAGCTCCTCGTTCGCCTTCTGCGATTCCTGGAAGGCCTTGCGCTGTGCTGTTGTCCACTCACTCGGAGCCATAGGCACGAGCTCGCCGTCCACCAGCTTCTGCGGCGTCTTGAACTGCGATTTCTTCAGCAGGTCCGCGTCGATCAGCTTGCGGGCCTCTCTGAGGTTGAATCTCTTAAGCACACGGACGAGCTGCCACACATCGGACGATCTCAAATCATGCAAAATAAAAGCGGGAGCAGCTGCCCCCGCGTCGTTTGTGTTCGGCATCTAAGCCTCCTTAACCGTTGCCCCTCAGGGCCTTCGCCGCTGCCACTGTCGTGATCGGAGCCGCGAAGAATTTGTCCTCTGTGATGCCTGCGTTCGCCTCTTCAGCGGTCAGAACCTTGACCTCCTGATTCTGCGCGTCATCAAAGCCGTAAGCTCTGATGGTCAGAGAATCTGTCTGATCGGAGTGGGAATCCTTGGATGTTTCCGTAGCATCAGAGTTGTCGACCAGCTTGCACTTGGGATACCAGCGCATGTCCATGGTCTTGTCCTTCTTGATGATCGGCACGCCGTAAGCGAAATACGGCCGCTCCTTGATGCCGCCGGACATGATGATGCCCGTGTCGACCGTGTCGCCCTTCATCTTGGCGATGATCGCCGCATCGAAGGCGAGCTGCGTGACGCTGATTTCCTTGTAGGTCACGATCGTGTCGGACTCGTAGACAGCGCCGGAAGCGTAAGACTCATAAGAGTCAGAGTTGTCCGCCACATCGATGTCGACCACGGTGGGGAGCTTGACCACATCGGCGTCAAACTTCGACGCGTCCCAGTTTTTGTCCGTGTTGAAGCAGATGTACTGCGCGCCGACGGTATACTTTGTGGACGGCCTTTTTTCAGTAATAGCCATTATTTACCTCCAACTTTTTCGAAAAGTTTATCTGTCATCAGTTTATAATATCGATCCTTGTTACGATCCCACGTCGGGATGAGATGCGGCTGGGCGTCCATCTTCTTTGTGCCATGCTCGACAAATTTGCCGTAATACTGGCCCCAGGAGACGAGCACAGCGTCTTTTCCGGACGGCGCCGCCTGTACTGAGTCGAGCATATGGGTATAGCCTGCGCCCCTTCTGCGAGGCTTCGGGAGCCTCTGCACATCTTCGGCCAGCGCCTCTCCACCGACGATCAGCACGTCCGCGATTCCGTCGGCAGCCTTCTCATACTGCTCGAGCAGCTCCGCGAACTTCTGGAGCCCCTCAGGTCCTATCTCGGCCATATCACAGGTCCTCCGTGATCTCGACGCGGAAGTAGTAGTGATGCCATGCCGGGCCGTTCGTGGCGTTGATCATCTCGTGATAGATGACGGGATGGTAGCCCGCATCGTTAAATGCCTTCTTCAGCCTCATCAGCTCCGCAGGCCTTGCTGTCCGCGAGGCGAAGGACACCTGATAGGTCACTACGGTCTCGTAGTCATCTCCGGACGCCATCACGTCCTCGATGATGTACTCCCAGTACGCGATTTTCGGCCACGCCTTCAGGTCCTCCAGATAAAGCTCATTCTCCCGGGCCGTCACTCCGACGCTCTCGATCAGATCAATAAGCTCTTTCTTTGTCATTCCTCTACCACCTCATAATCCATAGACGGATTGACCAGTGTCAGCTCCGTCTCCATATATCCCTGGCTGGACAGCACGTCGGCCTTGTTGTAGACCTTATGCTGCACGCCATCGATCAGGCAGACGCAGTTCGAGCTGATGCCCGACCACTTCGGGATCCTGATCTTCATAGTCACTTCCTTATCCGCCTGTTCGAATGTGATCCGCGTGCGGTCATAAACCGCGATGTCTCTAAACCACACAGGCCTCATGTTCCGCGCCTTGATCTTGCGCTCTCCGTCCCGGTCGACGATGTCGTAGAGTGTGAAGCACCCGTCCGTGTATTCGGGCAGCGTCGCCATCTTGTTAAGTCGCATCCGCCACCTCCTCGGAGAGCTGCCACGAGCGGACGTCCGGGCCGTAATTCTGCAAAAACTCCTCAAAGCGATGGACCATGTCATA